AGGGTTGGTGTAGGGTTGGTGTATAGTTATAACATCATTATTTTTATATTCTAAGGCCATATATAAATGTCTCAAAAAATGTCAAAAAAAAATAAATTGTTAATCATCATTACTTATATTAATACAAACTGGAGATTAAAATCAATTTCTTTTGGTCATCATAGACTGTCCATATAAACATACTAGCAAACCCAATCTGAAATCCTAAATATTTATTTTTCATTTTATAAAAGATATTTATATTAATATATACAAAAAAAAAATGAGTGAAAATAATTGTGTTGAAAATTTATCAGTTCACTTTGACAATATCCAAAACATCTATAATGGTTATTTATCAGATATGTCAAATCATGGATGCCTTGTTAATTTATGTATTGCTATTTTTGATTATATCGAATTTCATTTTATTACTCCAAGTGGTTTTCAAATTATTAATATGGACATTAGGGGGCAACTTCAAATATGTCAAAATCCATCATCTTCAGATTTAGAACGAAGTCGCTCAGCATTTAGGGTTTCATTATTTCTAACTATTTGTTTTAATACATTCAATGCATTCATTGGTCTATTGTATACCGCAGAATCTGTATCACTTAAAGATTTAGCCAAGATATTTAAATCGGATGATCCTAAAAAAGAAATAATAGACAGAATTAAAAAACTGCACGAAATCAGAGATAATACTAATATTTTATTTTCAGATTTGCATTCTGCATTAATTAGCACATTGCCTCACATTGAGAAAGTATTAAAATATATATTAGACTCTTTTGATGAAGATACATCTATATTATATAATCAAGAAAAGAGAAGAGTTTTCAAGGCTGAAATATTTGGGTCTCCAACATTAGAACTCCCAGAAACTGATGAATTAAAAGACATGAAAGCAAAATGTAATTATTCAGTTGAGTCTAATTAAATGTGATTTATCTACATTGTGGGCTTTTGATGTTGGATCTATTGCCGCATAAATTCTAGCCATAGCCCATTGTTCTGGACTTTTAACTTGTGGCCTTACACTTTGAGGATTTGTATAATATGCACCAACCCCCTTATCATATATTGTTTGTAATCCTTTTACTTGATACCCTGATAACTTTGATATCTCTTTAATTGAATGTGTCTCATCTTTTGGAAATCCATATTTTTTGTTAAATTTATTCTTATATGTATTTTTAAGCCCACTGCCTTTTTTAGCAATTAGGTTATTATAATAGTTTGCCCTCTGTCTTGTTATTTTTTTGAATTCTGTAGGATGTGCCAAAATATAATCGGCAAATTCTGCTAATGATTCTAAATGTCTTAGACTTGATTTTCTTGATTTAAATTGTGATGTAAAATTGCCCTCATGGCCTTCTTCATTTAATATGTCATATGGATTCATTTTGTTCTATATAATATAAAATATAAAAAATGTTAAAAAAAATAGCGATGCTTTTTTCTACGAAACCTCGACAATGTCTTAAACTCTTTCACTCCTTGGGCTTTCTGGTTCTCTATTTTGTATTGCTTGTTGCTGTGCATCTAATGCTTCCTCACCTGCTACATCTCGTTCACATTTGATTCCACAACAATCTATGCTTTTGCATTTTGATTTATATGCCATTCTTGCTAATGCTAATATTAATGCAATGCCTGACGATAAAAGTAGGCTATAAAACACCTCTGATAATTCCTGAGCCATCAAAAAAAATAGCGGTTATATATAAATTAATTTAATTTTTTTCTCTTGATATATTTTAAATGTGTTAATCCACTATGTGCCATCTTAGTTGCATTTTCTTTTAATTCTTTAATTGTTGGCATTTCTTCACCTGCATATTTTTCTGTTATGAATGAATGCCTAATTGCATTTATAGATTTATGATCTCCATATATTTTATTTAATCTCTGGTTAAGTGTTATTGGTGATAATTTAGAATTGTTTCTATCAGTAAATAAATATTCACTTTCTGGTTTATTTTTAATCCATAATGCTAAATCTTTTCTTAATTCTAATGACGGTTTAATAATTTGCCTGTTGAAACTTTTATCAGTCTTATATCTGTAAAAATAGAACTGCTTTTTCTTAGGGTCATATATATTATAATCTGGTTTTACTCTTGCCCTTGCATCATGAGTTTCAACTTTCATTTCTGTCCAATCTAAAAGCCTTCTTGGTAATATATTTTTTTTGCCACTTGTTAAAGCATATAATAAATACTGTTGCAATTCCTGTTTCTCTGATGGGAGTTTATCTGGCTTATTAATTAATTCAGTCCATCGTTGTTTTAGTGGAATTCCTTTCTCGTCAATCTCATCGCCTGTAATCCAATTCTCTTCATATTTATCAGTCATTAAATTTTGCTCCATTTCTTTATCATATTCTTTTGTATCCTCCATCATCGCTTTATGATATTTGTCATATGCGGTTTTATCTGTTGATACGGTAAGTAATGCGGCCAATATTGATTTTCTTTTATTGTATGGGATTTCATCTATGTATCCAAGGACATCAATATATCTATTGAAATTCTTAATATCAAATTCATCTTCGCCAAATATCTTTTTGTATAATGTCAATAATGTTGATGCATATGCCGTAATAGATTTATCAGATAGAGGTCTATCTTTTTTGCGATTTTCTGTAATCGAGTCTTTGATTTCTTGTCTCATCATTTTGAAAAGTTTTTTTATATATTAATATATTAGTTAATGTTTAATATGAAAAATTTTGTTATATATAAATACAGATATTAAAATATTTTATTTAATTAATTATTTAATAGATCATTAAGAATTTTATGAACGATTTTATCATTCTCTTTTGTGCTATTGCTCCAGATTTCTAAAAACTTATCATAATCATCATACTCTTTAACTAATGCATCAGTGCATAAACAAAAACGGCCACAATTATCAGAATCATAGTCTTGAATTTCTCTATTATTATATGCATATGGCTTGAATGGTTTTAAAAAAATTTCAACTGCTTTGGGTGATGGAAATCCAAATGAATCAAAATATAATCCGTGGCCACTTTTAAATATTTTAATGAATATCCAATGTGTTCCATTCCCTTTAGTTGAGTCTTGCATGTTAACATAATAACTCCCAATTTGTCTAGGGGCTTTATCATCATTAATTAATTCATCCTTAGAAAATACCCCAACTATTGGCAACCCTAATTTATCCGCCATATTTTCTAGATCAACATTTGTCATCATTGTAAAAAAAATAGTATTATATTTATGTTAATATTTTATTTTGTCATTAATTTATTTTTTGGAATGAGCTACATACATACATAACTTTTAGCCCCACTACCAGCCGTCATAAAACCACTACCAGCCGTAGCAAAACTACCACCTCTCATAGTTCTACCAAGTGGATTATATCCTCCGTTCTGATTCTTATTAACAAAAAATGGATTCATTTGAGGTGAGTTAGTCTTTCCATATGGAGAGCCTAATTGAATAATATTATTACTATCTGGTGTATCATCTGGTGCCACAATTCTTTCTCTGGCTCTTACAGCCCCACCACGGATGGACACATTTCTTCGTCTTCTCAAGCCATCGCCCATACTGTGTGCTAAGTGCTTACCACTCTGTTCGCCAATATAGTCTCCTGCCATTTCTCCATATTTTTCTGCAACCTCTGGATCCAAATCAAACTTTTCCGCCAATATTTTAGCAAAGGCTGAACCAGCATATCTTCCTGCTTGTTTGGCCGCGGCTGGAAGTTTTTCTTTAACAATTTTCTTTCCAACTCTTGCGGCATGAGAGAATCCTCTTTTAAGGTCATCCATAAATCCCTCCCCTTTCTTAAATTTTAAAAGATGTGATCTTCCTTTATGGTGTGCCATTTGCATCTTCTTTAATGTGGTTGGATGCAATACAATAATGTGCTTACCTGCATGACTTATATGATGTGGGTTAATTGTTAATCCCATACCCATTGATAGGGCATCGATTTCATTTCGAGTTAAATCCATTGGAACGGTATGCATTCTGTGAATGTTCTTTGTAAGAATTGACACTGAGTGTAGTTTAAAAATGTAAAAAAATAAATTGATTATATTAATATGTTTATTATTTATTTGAAAATAATTAATTAAGCAATTTCTTGACCAGTTGACATATTTACTGTGATGGCCTTTTCGTAAACTACAAATACCATAAGGTCGATAGCAACTTGAGATTGATTAATGCATTGCAATTGAACACTTCTAGCCATACCTTCTTCTGATGGCAAAATTCTTGATGCATTGCCAACATAATATCTGTATAGATAACTCCATTCTTTTAGTCCAATCAAACCAGAGGCTAGGCCAGTAGTAGCACCGCCATTTAGTTGATTAATAGAAACCATTTGCTCATAGAAATCTTCAAAAGAATATTGCAATTGCTGTTGAAATAATACATTTCCAGAAATAAGAATTTGGAAGTTTCCTAATTGAATAGGATCTGGAGTTGCCCCAGCAGTAGAAAATGGTGATAATAGAGTTGATGTTAGTAATGGGGGTGCTCCAGTGGCGGTATTAACAGTTGCAACTGAAACATTATATTGATTAAGAACAGCTGGTCCATTTGCAGATGCCCCAGAAGCGGTCAAAAATGGAACAACAATTACCTGCTTAATGTTTGGAATGCCGTTTGATACAAGGATGTTGATATTAGCATTAGCATTTTGGTTAGGGAAATAAAACTGGAAAATATCATCGTATAAAATCTTTTTAGTTGGCGATAATTCTAATAGTCTTGTTTCTGCGAGTGGGTTCATGGTGTATGCTGGTGCATATAATCTGCATTGGGTAATTGGTGCTGATGCGGAAGCGAGTGATGAAAATTGAGTCCTTGCAATTGATACTCCAATATTTAGAAGTGATGAAGTTGGTGCAATATTGTTAGCAATACCACTACCAACCACTGAACTATTTGCAATATTCATTGGGGCTACAGTATAGCCACCCTGTCCAAGGTCATTAGAGGACAACATTAGCGGATTAGTAGCACCACCTCCAAGCATTTGCGGTGCGGTTGCCATACTAATTGCACCATAATTTAGTTGGTTAATGCTTGATGGAGTTCCTCCATTTGCTGCAACCGTGGCAAATAATTGGGCTCCAATATATTGAGCCTGAAATTGACATTGATTAGTATTCAAGTAAATTCTCATTGTTGATCCTTTTAAAAGTGGAACTTTCTCAAAGAAATTACACAAATCTTTCAATCTCAAAATTGCTGGAATTTGTATTGTTCTATTTGCGGTGCCTTGCCCAAGTATAGATGCTTGAAATAGTGTATTATATGATGCGGCATTATTTATTAATTGCTGGTTAGTAGATACGGCTTGTCTCGTAAAAGCCCCAACAAAACCAAGCCCAGTGGCGGCATTCGCGACGGATGGTTGAATTGGAACTAATGCTGGTGCTAATTGACCATCAGCGGTTGCTCCAAATGATGGATTATAATTTATCCAAGATTGCCTCATCTGAAATCCTGCATTATATGTTTGTCTTAATGATGCATTTGGTACTGTGCATTTAGTTGTTAAATTATATGATGCTGGAATAATACCACCAGAAACACCACCAGTATCAGCAGCGGCACCAAATGCCACGGCAAAATCATTCATGCTAACATATGCACAATTTCTATTGTTGCAAATCCCTGTGCCTGATGTATTTAATAAATTTACAGTTGGTGTTGCATTTGCAATATTATTATACAGCCAACTATCTGCGGTATCTGGATAAAATCCACAAACTGATCCCCAGTTCTGCAAATCCTCCTGACACCATGTAGTCATTGCTTTAAAACTACAAAATACATTTAAAAATGGTACCTGTTGTACTATATTTCTGTTGTTAAATTCAACAGTCATTGAGTGGATCATCTGCCAATATCCATTTTTCATTCCAACTGTCCAATCATAAATACTACCAGCATTTAAAGCATTTCCTCCTACAGACTGAAACTGAATTAATAATGGCATTAAAATAAATGCCTCTGACCATCCAATGTAGTTTCCACTGTTTGATAAACTGGTAGTATCTAGCACGATTTGAGAACTATAACTGCCATTGTTATTATCGTTCACATACAAATATTGTTTTTGGGTGAATTCTGATGTGGTGTATAGTTCTGTGGATACTGCATCCTCGTATATGAGATGATCTGACATTGTTCAAAATTAGAAGTCAAAAATTATCAGATGAAAAAATGTATTATTATATTGATATAGATATCTTTTCAAAAAAAATAATTAATTGATACACTTTTTAGAAAAACCCTGACCAAAAAATAATAGGCGATGCCTATGCAATGGCATTTAATTTTCAAATGAAATATATGCTTTTTTAACTGGCCTCGATGTTTTAATTCTCATCGCTTTTAGTTTCTCAGTTGCTCGTCTGACTGGGTCGCCTTCAGATATGGCTTTAATTTTTCCTCCATATACTTTATCTGAACTGGTTTCAACATTCAAATAGTTTCGCTTTGGATGTTTTAAGGTAGAATTTGTAATTCCCCTCAACATTCTATGTATTTTCAGTCGCATTTCGCTTTTTAAAAAAAATAATTAACTATATTAATGCATATATATTTTTCATAATAATAATTATTTCATAATTCCATGTTCTGCAGGGTCTGTAATATTTAATAAAATTACAATTGTTGGGTCTTCAATTGCAACTTCTCTAAGATTCTGATCCAATATTTGTATAATAAGTTCATTATAATTTCCTTCCATAATATCTATGAATGCCATCTGAGGTGGTTGAATGGTAAAGTATGAACCAAAATCTGTATTTGCTGGAATCCCAAAAGAATATAACAAGGAATTTGGAATACTGTATTTATTATTAATAATGCTACATGTAATTGCAAAACTCGCAACAGGTGAAACTTGTGGTGTAAAAGTTGATAGAAATGAAACGGTTAATGTTGTTCCATATGGTGCATTTGCAGTCGTAGGCTGTGCCCAAACTGTTGTGCCATTTGTTATAATGTTTGCTTTCGCAGTTCCCAATAGATAAAAACCAGCAGATAGGCCAATAATATTTTGAAATGCATTATCTAATATGTTAAACATAGGATAAATATATTGTGTTGCAATTGTTGGAATATTCCAAGTAGACCCTGATGGTTTGCTCCAACCGTTTGCAGTTGCCAATTGTTGATTCAATCCAAATGTGTTTAATGACACGGCATAATATGTTGGGTTTGTGGTAATTGTTAGAAAATATACAAAATAGCCATTACTCGCTTGAACACAATAATGAAGATTAGTAATCATAACTGAATGTATGAAATTATTTAATGATGTAATATCATAATATCCATCTGGAATATTGATAGTATATGTTATACCATCAAACCAAACATATTGTAGAACATTATTGCCATATGCCGCCGTAATGTTGAATGTGCTATAATACATTGAAAATGAAGTCATTGCTAACTTTTGCCCCTTCTCCAAAACTATAGATGTGGGGAATCTATATACAAGTCTTGAATTGTTGGAATTTGGCAAAATATTTGAACTGTTCAAAATTAGTGTTTTCATTTTAAAAAATATTTAATGATTATATTATTATATATATAATAAATTGGAATGAAAATAATAGAAATAATTGACAGCCCAAGAAAACACAAAAGATATAGGGCTATCTTTGACGATGGAAAAAAAATAGACTTTGGTCTTGACAATCCACAAAATGGCACATACATAGATCATGGAGACAAACAAAAAAGATTTGCATATTGGGCTAGACATATTAAAGGAAGAGGAGAACGAGCATTGATTGATAATTTAATACCGTCCCCAGCCCTTCTGAGTATGGCTCTTCTTTGGGGTCATTCCACCGATTTAAAAACAAATGTTAAATATTTAAATGACTTATGGGCTAAGCATTAATTTAATTCTAAAAGATATTCATATGCTTTTGCTTTACTTATTCTATTGTCTGCCAAAAACTTTAAAATCAGACTTCTTAATTCTCTGGCAATTGAAGCATTATCATTACCTGCAATAAATTCACCGTGTAATAATTTAAATCTATCCATTTCATTTTTCTCATCTTCTAATGAGTTTACTCTTGGCAAATTGAGTTTGTCAAATACACCAGCAAATATTGCCACCTTTTCAAATAACTTTTTATCTTCTTCTGGTACATGCTTATATAATGCCGGTAATGATTTTTGGTTAGTTAGTAATTCAAATAAATATTGCTGTAATTCACTACTTATTTTTTTTGATGGAAATGATAACATTGGTGCTAAACTTTTATATACAATTTGTAAAACACCCTTTTTGAGTTGTCTCATATTAATGGCATATTTACCAAGGGCAATATATCTATTTGCCTTATCATCAAATTTTTGATAATCGTCGCCGTCTATTCCTTCTGAAACTTTATGGGCTGGTTTCTTTAGCGGTCTCTTAATAACATCAGATGGATTGATTGGTGTTAGTTTTAATTCTTCATCATACATTGTATATGGATCATCTTTATTTTTAAATCCTCTACCAAGTCTAATTGGTTTTAGTCCAGTAGTAGGCTTTGCGGTAGATTTCTTTTTAAATCCTGCTCCTGATCTTCTATTTGCCGTATCAATATCAAATTGTTTACCAGCGGTATCTCTTTTTATAAATTCATCTATATTGGTTTTATCTATTTTTGCATTTGCTCTTCCAGACGATGCTAAATATGCAGTTATTCCTCTTTTAAATAAAGTTTCAGCCCCAAGTATTCCCTCGGTTGCGGCATTGATTTGTTTTAGGGCTGTAATTAATAGTTTATCTTTTATGATACGACCCTCAAATGGCGAATTATTAGTCTCCTCTAATAGACCGTACAACTCCTGATTTTTTGCATTTTTATATGTAAAAAGCCAAATTCTTGTCATATCCAGTATGACAAATGGAACGGCTCTAACTCTTGCACCAGCGAAATCAGTATGGCTGGCATTTGCTTTTTGATTACCAGAAATGATATCAATCTCAGTAATAAATAAATCTAAATTGGATAACTGTGGTTGCCCCATTGGTACTGCTGGGGGTGGAGAGTTTGGCCTTGGTGGCTGTACTACTGGCTGTGCTACTGGCTGTGCTACTGGCTGTGCTACTGGCTGTGCTGGTGGTGGTTGTCCTATTACTGGCTGTGGTGGTGCTTGTGGTTGACCTATTAATGCCGTTGCATTAGCAATAGAATTAGCCAAATCTCTATATATTGCAGGAAGATTATAATATGCAGTGTTTTCTAATACATCTAATTTAGAAAGTAAATCAATTCTTATTTGTGTTTTTTGTGCAGCGGTTGTGTGTGGTGCATCTAATATTTTTTTAATTACTTTTTGAGATGGTAGGGGCTTTAATAAATTAAGTATGTCCTGAATTGATTCAAATCCCAATACTGGATCTAATACCATAACCTGATTTAAATCAGAAATTACTTTAGATGTAGGTAAAACATCTGCTAGATCATCTAATGTCGCATTTAGTTGATTATCTAACATTGACAGCCCATAGTCGTTAGTTAATAAGTCTCGCAATCTTTCAATGTTTTCAGATGTGAGTATTAATTTTAATAAATCATTTGGTGTTGTAATAATATTATCTTGTAAAAATCCAATGCTATTTGGAATACCACCAGTTGTTTTTAATATTTTCAAATAATTTTTCAAATACTCTATAAAGAATTCTGGAGTGGAATTTCTCACTGAAAACCTTGATGAAAAATCATTCTGAATTTGTGGATATGCTCTATTAAATGCAACTCTTTGTTCATGTGTTAAATCACTAGAAATTGCTTGAGCATCAGAGTCTTTGAATCCTAAATCAATTAAATTTTTGAGGGCATCTCCTGCTTGAATTGTTCTATCTTCAGATATTTCAGTTGCGGATTTTCTCTCTGGTGGAATTGGCATAATGCCTTGCTTTAAATCTTCTCGTTGTTTAGCAATATTAGTCATATTAGCAACTGCGGCCTTTCTGACAATATCATTTCGTAAAATACGAGCATCGACTTTTAGTTCTTTGGACATCGCTTTTTTAAAAAAATAAGTTAAGAAATTTATTAGGTATATAATACAATTGAAAAAAATATGCAATTAAATTATTTATTGTCATCTCATTCCATAGAGGTCGGTTAGGGACTGTGCCACAGTCCCATCTGCGATGCCTACGCAGTGGCTTCTGGGACTTCATAAAACTCTGTAAAATTCTTTCTAAATCTATATTGTGGTTCACCTTCTAAATCAATCATTAAAAAACTAGGAACCTCTGCAGTTGCATGATGGTATATCTCAGTCAGTTTCTTTTTGTCTAATCCTAAAGAAAATTCTCTAGCAATCATTGTCAAATTCTTCATACTTGAAACTTGTTTAATAATTAAATATGTCATATTGTTTCTAATCATTTTTGGAATAGAATAATAATCTTGACTGATGTAAATCATACTTGCATTCTTTTTTCTTGCTCTTAAAAAATAGCTCTCCATAGGTTTTTGATTTCTTTCATTAACAAGATCATCAAACACGATTAATGACTGTTTTTCTTTATCTAATTTATCAATGTCTGGAATATTTTCAACCCCTTCAAGAACTTCAATTTCTTTTGTATCTTTAAATTTATCTTTTACCCAATTATATATTGGCTCATCACTATTTTTAGTAATGATATATATTTTTTCAAATGTATCAGTCATAGTTTTTATTATATTCATGAGTGTTTGTGTCTTACCTGCACCGCTTCGCCCAATACAACATGCCCTAAAGGGGATTTGAATATGATGCACATCATAATGAGGATTGTGATATTTTCTAATAAATTTTTTAGGCATATGTTCATACCAATTAACAAGTTCGCCAGTTGGCTTTGAACCTCCTTCAGATTTAGTTTTCTTTGGCGGCATTTCAAAATATTATAAATTACAAAAAATATAATATGTATTATATATAAATATATTTATTCTTCTTAAAAATAAATAATGTCAGCGGAGCCACCACCATCTGGAGGAAATTCAGGATTTAATCCAGACGATTGGACAAATGCTAATGATCCAATTGATAATCAATTTTTGGCTGCAAATTATCTACAATTTCCACTTGCTCAAGGTGCTGAGACACTTGCAAACACAACTGTGAGCGGAGTATTAACCGTGCAAAATGTTTCAACATTTGCAGACTTGGCCACATTTAATAATGGTATTGATATCACAACCGCGGCAGGTATAACATTCTCAGATACTACGGTGCAAACAACTGCATTTATTGAGGCAAACTATGCACAACTAAATACAGATAATATATTTTTGCCTACATTTACTAATACATTTAATGGCTCTGTTGATTTAGGTACAAATGCAATTGCAACTACTCAATTAAGTGGAAATTCAAGCACATTAGTTGCAACAACGGCATTTGTTCAAGATGCTGTGCAAGTTGCAGGGGTGCAAGTTGGAGATAGCCCTTTGTTATGGACTGGGTTTAATACATTTTCGGTTAATTCTGGAACTGGTGCAAATATAGCATATACATATACAAAAGGAATATCAAATATTTGGAATTTAACAAATGCTGCAGGGGATTGCGATGTTATAGCAAATGCAGGAACAAATGTGGCTATGGGGAATGCATATAATATTTATTGTGTTCAAAATGATTTAACAGGAGCACAAATAACGGCATTAACACCACAATTACAATTATCAAATAATGGCACACCCATGCAAGTAAAAGATGGAATTAATATTCCAACTGGTGAAGTTTATGCAATTAATGGTGTTGATATTTTAACTCCATATGCATTAATTAATGGCCAACAATTTACAGGCACACCAACATTACAAACAACACCAACATCAGGCCAAACAACAGCCATTGCAAATGTTGCATATGTTGGCAATTCAATATCAACGGCATTAGTCTCATATTCTACAACCGCCCAAATGAATTCCGCAATATCAACGGCTTTAACTCCATATGCCCCTAAGAACTCTCCATCATTTTCAGGGATACCAACTGCACCTACTCAAGATGTGGGCGATAATTCAGATGCAATTGCAACTACTGCATTTGTTTTGGCAAATTCTGATCCAGCCCCAGTGCTTACAAATTATGCTCAATTAAATACCGCAACGGCACAAACTTTTACAGGGGCAATAAATTTTTCAGGAACAACAACCGCCCCAACCCCACCAAATTTAGATAATAGTACTAAAATTGCAACCACGGCATTTTTGAATGATGCATTAAATGGATATACAACATTCATAACCACAACGACAACAAATAATGTAAGAATATCCCCAACACTAATGAGTTTTAAGCAAGTGTATTTTGATGCACAATATCAAAATAAATTTTATTTGACACCAGTTGCATCAACCACATCAAATTATGGCAGTATAACATTTACAATTCCATTACCAGCCCCATTATATCCAAATGGTTCTACTCCTATTCTTGATCCAGCTTCATATATAAATTTCACAGATACAACTGGAACCAGTTTTAATTTTGCTTTAAGTTTTTTCAATGATATTGCAATTAATTGCGATGCTCAAGGTGCAGGTTTGAATTCATTAAATTTTACACTTTCAGGCCAAATATTTATCTCTTGGACATATAATTAAGCCCTTAAAAAGACCACATGCAATTGTATGTAATAAATAATATTATTTTTTTTATATCTATAATAATATATAGAGATAAAATAATATAGTGTTGAAAATGTCCTTTATTCCGAGTGGATTTACTTTGCAATATTCATCACTAACTGGTGATATAACCCACGGTGGAATTTTAGCAAGTAATTTAACTAACACACCGCCATTAACTTCTACATTTCCAACAGCATCAACAGGAGATTCACTTGGGCATTATCATTATACAGAACCGACAACAAATGCATTGAAATTTTTAAATGTATCTGGGACAGGATCAGGAGGCCATCAATTTTGGAATTCAAATGATACTCTTACCCCTTTAAAATATTTTGATGTTAATAGAGATAGGGCTTTGATAGAATCTAGTTTAAGAAATACAACAAATAAAACCGTTTTAGATATGACTAATAATCGGTTAACATTAACAGATGCATTAGGAACGACCCAAACTATTTTCAATGCCAATTCTATTGAAATGAGTAATGATCCAGACGGTGTAAAATTGGGTTATACAAATCAAGCCTTATATGCTTTTACCCCTGCTAACAATACAAGATCTAATTTATATGCTGGTATATTACAACAAGGAAATACATCAGATGTTAGTAATTTAACCCCAACATATTTACAAATAAATACAAGAGACGGAACTTTAACATCTACATTAAATAATACAAGTTTAAACATCACTAATACAACTACTACTAAAACTGCTATTTTAAGTGCAACAGATTTAACATTTAACAATGTATCATATGCACAGAATCAAGTAGTGCCAACTTTAATTTACTCATCGCCTTTAATATATGCAGATGGCATTGAACCAGCAAATGGATTAGCAATTAGAAATACATATGGATATTCAGGATTTTATTTTAAGAATATAACGGCTGGTAGCAAGATCAACTGGTATTTTCCAGCCCAAACACGAACAGAAACAACCGTCGCAGATTTAAAAGGTATAGCAATTAGTTTTTTTAATGGTCAAACAGTTTCTAATGATGATACTTTATTTATAACTGTATATACTAACTTAACTGGAATAAATGACTTTTTCCCAGGCTTTTTCCATTCATCAATGACATATGTTTTTAATCAAGCAATAACACCAATAGCAAATACAAATTATCAAGGAGTTTGTATTATAGATAAAAATCTCGTGCCATTTAATTTTGAAACTCAAATACAATTTGAACCATCAACAATAAATAATCCAAGAGGAACTTATGCCCAAACCGATACGATTTTGGCGGTTGTTATTGGCACAAATAGTGCAAGTGCACAAAATAGTGTTGAATTAGTGGTTAACAAACTAAATCTCATATATAGTAATTTTACCCAATCATATTTATTAGTCCCACCTTAAAA